GGAATCACACGAAGCCATATTTTGGAGATAAGAAGATCCAAGGTACTGCTGACACTTGCGTCAAGTTTTTGAGCACCGGAGACGTTTAAAAATAAAAATAGAGGGATTTCCACCCTTGGCAACCAGCACGTACGGCACTTAACCGATCTCGTTTGCAGAATTGAACTGCGCTCTCTATTAAAGTGGAGCAAAGGCGGGACTCGAACCCGCGTTGGAGCCACTCAGTGGCTTATACTTCCTATTGTACGACATTGCTAAAATGGAGTCAAGGGTGGGACTTGAACCCACGCGACTAAGGCTCTACCAACTGAGCTACCTTGACTTAAATCTTTAATACATGACAGATCAGACAAGTCAATTCAAAATCCAATCAACTCACAGTAACTATTGATACGCCATCTTCAGCTGTAACGTTAAACACTTTATCAGCAATCCCGATAAGCTCATCTTCATGTGTTACTATTACAAATTGAATCTTCAATTTATCTGCAAGATTTCTAAGTACTTCACACATTCCTGGTCGATAACGTGAACTTAGATTTTTGAATGGTTCATCTAATATGAAAATAGGTCTGATGTTTTTTTGACTGACGGCCCACATCGATATTCTCAGACTAATAGATTCGATGTCAACAACTCCACCACCTACTCCATCAATTGCATCATGTACATTTCCATCTTGATCCTCTAAGTAGATCTCTGCTGATGCATTCCCATGTTTCTTTTTAAAATCAATATGGAAATTGTATTCTTTTCCCATTACATTGGAAATAGACTCACTTACAAGATCTTCAAAAGATATCAAGATACGTTTAAAGATTCGCTTAGCAGCTACTTCAATTATTTTCTGCGCTTCTTCAACATCTTTGTATTCTTTTTCTAATCTTAAAATAAGAACAGAACGTTCTTTTACGTTTTGAGTTAAAAACTGTCGTTTTGCTTCAAACTCAGTTACCGCTTTTTTTGATGCTGTGAGTAAGCTTTCGTTAACTATTGACATCGTTAAGCACCTTGTCCAATTCGATTTGGACTTTTTTGATTTCAGCTTCTTCACTGATAACGTCTTCATCAATACTTTTTATTTCATTTTCGATTTCTTCAATTTTTGTATTGAGTTCTTTTACGGTAGTAATCCCTTCAAGTTTCAGCGATTCTTTAGATGCAGAATTCCTGCCTTTCACTTGGTTCAGTCTTGAATTTAACTTTTGTTCCTTTTCGATAAGGTCTTTTATTTCTTGTTCTTTACTCATTTGATTTCTCCATATCTGATAGTTCGTAAACTTTGGTTCTTACTGACTTAATTGCATCTACTTCATTCATCACATCTTCAAGTTCTTTTTGATAATCCAACGTCTTGTTATTACTTTTCTGAGATGCTATGATTTCAATGTAGTCAAGATTGTCGTTTTCAAGATCTTCTTTTCTAGTGATATGTGTTCGCTGTATCACATCTTCAATTGGAAACTCTACAGGTATTGCTTCCATTTCATCCAAATAGATCTTATAGAATACAGGTTTCTTGTCGATTTCATCTGCATTCAGTCTCATTACTCCTCCTCCATTCACTAGCAGAGCACCGGGTGGCCCAGGAAGACTTAGTGCTAGCGGTATGTGGTAATCACCTGATATAACCAAATCAAACCCTTGGGCTGCCATTTTAGAGAGTATTTTTTTTGCCGAAGAGGTCTTAACGTGTTTTACCTTTCTCATAGAGATTGGTTTGTGTATAATCGCTATATTAAAAATACCTTTGCTGCGCTCAACTGTAAAGTCCAAATCGGTACCAAATGGAAAGCAATGTATGTAGCAATTGCACTTATATGGATCATTACAAGATACAAGGATTGGCTTATCAGGAGTAATCTCAAATTGAACAGCACCCGCTTCACGTAGAACTCCTAATGAGGTATCTTTTATGTTTGAAATGTTATGGTACTTTAAATCGTGATTTCCAGGAGTTGTAATAAACGTAACATCTCTAAGAATAGGGATGATCTCATTCATAAAACGATTTGAAATTTTCCATTTATGAAAAAAATCACCTCCGTCAAGAATAGCGCAATCGTTTTCTTTAGCATGCTGTACTATAAATCTGAGCTTTAACAAAGAAGACTCAAACACATTATCAGTTCTACACACTGGAGCAGTATCACACAAATGAAAATCACTAGTTGCGATAAAGTCACATTGCTTGTCCACAAGTTGGACATGTTTTGCCTTTGATTTCATTTTGTACCTCCTTTAGCATAGTTTGAATATCTTCTTCAGTTTTAAACTCGTTACGTATCGAAATCAGCCGTGTAAGTTTCATCTCCAAATGATACGCTTTCTTTAGATTAGTACTAAGTTTTTCGTGTCTTTTGAACAGCTTGTTGATTTTGATTTCAGATTCAAGAAGAACTTTTGATTTTTTTAATTCCGTAAGTAACGTTTCTTTAACGGATAAGAGTCTTGATTGACATACGTAGTGTTCTACACGACAAGACAACTCATTAACCATTTTATCCATCTCAGTTGTGTCAATAAACTTAATGAGAAGTAGTCTTGCGTTCTTGGCAGTCAATTCTGATTTCTCTTTTTCCAAATCATACAATCGGTCGTCTGCTTCTTCGATTTGTTTTACCATTTTTTTAATTTGAGAAATAGAACCACTCTTTGTTTTCAATTCTTTTAGTAATTCAATTGTTCCCTCATACTCATCTTTTTGGAACTCAATTTTATTTTTAATTTCTTTAAGTTCTTTCTTCGCTGCCTTTGTGCTGTTGTCAACAACTGAAAGACCAGCATGCTCAGAAATCATTGATCCGTTTTTACCTGCAGACTGTGTCAGCATAAATATAGGATCATGTTGGGATTGATAGTTGATTGTTCTATCTAATTTCAATTCATCTGCAATTTCTTCAGGCACGCTTGTTCTAAATGCAGCGTACTCTTCTTTATCAAATCTATAAATGTTTTCTTTATTTGACTTTACACGTTCAATCTTTTTACCATTTGACAGTATCACATCTGCTGAGAATTCTTTTTCACCGTGCCGTAGTAGACCACTGTTAGAGCCTCCAAACAGTAACCAATCCATAGCCCGTGTGATTGCTGTCTTGCCGCAATCAGATTCTCCTATGATAACGTTAATCCCTTTAGACAGTTTAAGACAACTGTCTACATGAGACTGGACGTTTACTAAATGAATTTCTTTGATCATAGCAGTGAGATATTAGACATACGTTTGCTAGAAAGAAGATGCGATGAAGATGCTCCAACAGTTTTATTTCCTTTAGCTGGAGAGTCTTCCACAAGATCAACAACTTGCCGATCAAATTGCTTAGACTCACTTTTGATTGAAAAGGAACGTACTTTTCCGTCTTCTTCAACCAGTTGAATAGACATTCTTTGAGTCCCTTCTTCTTTATGAGGTATTACTAACTGTATCATTTTACTAATCCTTGTTCGAGTTTCATTAAATAGTGAGCCATAAGCAGCCCGTCTGCATCCTTATGTTTACCAATAAGCTGTGAAAATTGTGGATATAAACGTTTACCAATATCTAAAGATGCTTTTTTTTGAGCCGGCCCTCCTTTTATACCATGCGGTAGAAGGGCTTTCTGCCATTCCTTTGAGTCAATGTATTGGTAACCCCATTTAAGCTTTTCTAGCACTATTAACGTTGCTTCCAGAGCACGTATAGCAGATATGGTTGCTTTAAATCTACCAGGATTTACCATTGGACGTTCAATGCGTACAATTATCTGATCTGCTTCAAATTGTTTTAGTTGATAATAAAGTTTTTTAACGTCGATCCGGGTAATGTTCCCTTTTGTCTTTGTGTAGTTCTGTTCAGACCGTACAGGAGTTTTTTCAAAAAAGAAGTCTGATGAATACCCTTTCATGCATATAGCACCAATTGTACCCGATACTCCATTGTCGATTCCTATAAAGGAGATGTTGTATTTTTTCATTTTATTAATTAATCTTTCTTCAGGCATCTTTTCGCTCCTTATAATAAACTGTAACTTCAAGAGACGAGTGACACCACGGACATTTCACCCGTTTGTCTTCAAGGAGGATAGCTACACATGGAGGTTTACAGTTATAGTCGATCACTGGTAACTTGGGTAGAATCAACGGCATATTCTCGTCTATAAGGCCATCACACAAAGGGCAAGTTGCGGTTAATTGATCAAAGTATACTTTAAGTACGTTGTTTCTTTTTTCTTTACTCATTTGTACTTCTCCCACTCATGTTCATGCTCCAAACGCCACTCCATCTTTGCTTGATGATTGGCAAGATTACGGTCAATTAGCATTGTCACCATTTTTCCGGAAAAATACCCAATTATTAAACCCGTTAGGAATAAAAATACTTTCTGTCTACCACTCATTCATGCTTCTCCCATTGGCTCTCTTGTACACGTACATGTGCATTCAAGTCTTAGTCTATCTACGTTTATGCCTTTGCATTCATAGATAGATGGACCTTGATCCAATTTTACAGAAAAAACATTTGGATTACCTAAATTTTTTCTGCCCATCAGGGGATCTGGATCAGGTCCTATAATAATTCCTTTTGCGGGAGTTTTGTATCCCCACATTTTCGCATTCGCTTCTGCTACAATTACCCGAGTTCCTGTTTTCATTTTCTACCTTTCTTTTTATTTTGCCAACTTAAACATTTTAAACATTCTGCAACATATCCAAGATTACAGGGGGAGCAATACTGTGCAGCACCCTTTGGCTTAGATCCACAAATAGGACTATCTTTTATTACCACATGAGTTTTTGAATTAGGATTCTCTCTACCTTCAACACCGTACCAAGCTATCATATCATTCTCCTAGCTTTTGTTCATTTTCTCTTTCGTACTTACAGAATATGGCATCGAACCAATCTGTGATAACATCACGTAGATTATCACCCATGATTAAAACGTAAAACAATCCAACAGGGAGCGAGGCGAAGGCTATAATATTGAGGCACCATAATGGTGTGTGCTTCCATGCACCATGTTTTATATATCTAATTGTCATTCCGCCCCCTTGATGCCGTCTGCGGGCCTCCAGCCTAGCCATAATGGACTTGGACACGTCCTATGCACAATTTCGTAATCAGCTAAAGTTTCAAACACTTCGCCGCGGCCCCTGAATAAAGCTTGCACAAGCCCCGATTTAGGCAAAGAGGACATTGGATAATAGACCCGATCAAGCGTATCGAATCCAAATCGACTAAGGGCCTCGTTCACCTCTTCGATGGGGCAGGATAGGTCAATGGCGTAAAGACTAGATTGGTGATATCCAGATCGGTACCTAATTACAGACATCAGCCCGTTGTCATAGAGCTGTTTAAGGCACCTTAAACCCTGTTTGCCAATGTTGCAAGATTGGCCAGCCCCGACAAAAAGCAAACCCTGACAGTCCACGTCGTCAGGCACAGGAGGCAAGATCCGGGACAAAGGCGGGTCAGCCTCTTCTTGTTGGTCAGGCGTATTGAGCTTAATTACGTTATCTCTTTTTTCTTTTTCAGTATTCATTTGGGCTTTTAGCTGTGTGTTTTCACGTTCGAGTATTTTCATTTCTCCCGCGAGTGAATACATTGTTGCGCCTGGACAGAAATATGCTTCGTCAGTTTTTGGTGTTGGTGTTTCCATGATTTTTCCTTGGTTTTTCATTTTCTACCTTTCTTTTTGATAATTGGAACAATCTTGTCGGGAGCAGGACTAGGACAATAACGATCCCGGCGCTTTGCCTGAAGAAGATTTACTTTACTATAGATGTGGAGGAGAATGCCTAGGACAACAAAACCTATCATGGTTATTAGAATCAAAATCATTCCTAGTAGATAAATAGGATCAGGGTACTGATCAGTCATAACTTCTTACCTTTCTTTTTCATTCTACGGCTTACACGTTCACGACTGCCTTTTTTAGAAACATCTCTACCTTTTTTAAAACCTTGCCACGCTTTTATGTTATTTATCATAAACTCAAATTCTAATTCCCTCATGTACGCCAAGTAGTCTTCATCGGACAAAAAGTCGTCTTCCATTAAGTCTAGTAAATTCAGACTTCCTCCGTCAACAGCACCACCAAAAGGTAAAGCTATAAGTGGTTTGTTTTGCAAGATTACAGCTTTGTGCTCTTCATCAATCTTAATTGATGTTTTACTTTTTGGATTACTTTCAGCATGAAGCCATTTAACAGCTGTCTTTATTCCTACACCTTGTACTCCTTTTACGTTATCTGTAGGACATCCTGCAATTATTTTAGCTTGCAAGTATACTTCAGGAGTACATCCGTACTTTTCCATTAGTGATTCAGTTGAAAACCATTCTTTTTTTCTAACTGCCCACATCCGGACATTTTTTGAAAGCAATTGGTACATGTCTTCATCAGAAGAAACGATAACTACTTTCTCATCAGGTTCTGCGTTCATTACGTAGTGGGCAATAAGATCATCTGCCTCATAACCATTAACAGATATTTGATTTCTAAATCCTAGTTTTTGAAGCATATCTCTAAATGCTGGTATTTGTTCTAGTATTACTTCAACTTCTCTAGGCTTGTCTTTGCGGTTTCCTTTGTAATCTGGATAGATGTCTTTACGCATATTATAGCCTGTATCGAAACACAGAATAAAGGTATTAGATTTCAAATCAGCACCTAATCTCATCAACGTCTGTAGACCACCAAACAACACGCCGCACGGCGTACCATCTGATTCTCGAGTTAAACCTGCATGTATAAACCCAGAAGCATATATTACTCCTGACATATCAATGATTATCTTTTTCATTTCAAGCATTCTCCTATTTGGATACTCATAAGTACTTCTTTTTACGTAATTTGTTTACTTTAGTAGTTTCTTCAATTTCCAACCAAACACGTTCAACTACTTTTGACAAATCTTTTTCCAAATCATTGTCTTCAATATGCTTAATTAGATTGTCGATTGTTGTAGAGTTTAACTTTTGATCGTCAAATCCAAAATCAGGTGCAACGAATTTTTGGGCTTTCTTTGGTTTAATCCATTCTGAAAACTTAGGAACAGTTAAAAGCCATTCGATATTGGTACGCACATCGTCCATACCGTAGTCGTAATAAAGTCTGATCGGTATCTCACGAACTTTACCAGTTACTTTATTTTTAGTGACTTTTATCTTAGAGATTACTCCAATATCCATATCTCCTTTTTTCAACTTTTTGGATATTCCCATCCACATCTCAAATGAAGAATAGAATTTAAGAGCCTTGCCGCCCGCTCGTGTCTTTTTAGTCATCGTATATGGATCAATGTCCGTTCTTGTTTGAGACACGACGATCACTATAGAACCGTTTCTAGCGCATATAGACCCAACACTTTTTAAGTACTCACTATTCAATTTTGCTTTAGCCATTCCGAAGCTACCTTTCGATTCTTTTTCTTTTCGGTTGGCATCAATTGTTTCTTCACGTTTCTTCTTGTCTGCTTTTGTGTCCAACGCATCCATACTGTCAAGTATGTAAATAAAAGGATCATCCATATCTGACCAGTCTTCTAAGTATCCCATCCAGTCTTCAAAAGTTTCACTAAAGATGGGATTGCCGTCTGAGTTAATAGAAGGTGGCATAATCTTCTTTGAGTTTTCTTCACCAAACAGTGGCTCCATATCAAAAGAATTAGCTCTCTCAACATCGTCGTAGACTACATTGTAGTTTTGGAAATATTTGCTATTAGAAATTTCTGCTGCAATAGTTAAAGCAACAAACGTCTTGCCCGCATGACTGTCTCCGATCAGATTAAAAATCTTACCTTTAAGTTTTCCACCTTCAGATTGCTCAGACATACATAAATTTAAAAGTGTGGATCCTGTTGGTACTAGTTCATCAATAGGAAATCTTTTTTTAGGTTTAGTTCTAGTTGTTCTTGGCATAATATAAAATCCTTTAAAATAGGCGGGTCTTTTCAGACCCGCCTTGTGTCGTACTCGGTAGTGATGATTTACCAATCTTCGTCGTCTTCGTCCCATCCTTCATCTTCACCTTCATCTTCCATCTCATCTTCGTCTTCTTCAGGTTCAGGCTCAACCTTTTTCTTTGCAGGAGCTTTCTTCGCAGCAGTCTTCTTTGCAGGTGCCTTCTTCTTGGGCGGAGGATCCTCATCTTCTTCATCTTCTTCATCATCCTCGAAGTCTTCTTCTTCATCTTCTTCAGGTTCAGGCTCGACCTTTTTCTTTGCAGGTGCCTTCTTCTTGGGCGGAGGATCTTCGTCTTCTTCTTCATCCTCGAAGTCTTCTTCTTCGTCCTCGAAGTCTTCATCCTCATCTTCATCCTCATCTTTGCGCTTCGTATTCCGTTTAGAAGTTCCGCCTTTATCAGAATCAGGGATTTCATCATTACCGCCATCAGCAAGTAACTTCAAAATCTCATTTTCTGATTTGATAACCAATGCTTCATCCAAGCAGATTGCGTTCTTCAGTGTTTCTTCACTAAGTTCTTCTTCGCGCTCACTGAAGTCGATACGTCCTGCACGTTTGAACTTGGTCTTACCAATCTGTTCTTCGCCCCATCGTACTTTCAATACAAGACCTCCTTCAGCTTCAGCAAAGTCACCGTATTCTTCTTCACCATCATCGAGTTCTTCTTCCAACTGGCGTCCGAAGTTATGATAGCTCATACTAAGAATCTCAATTTTATCATCACCAGGCTTTTGGATAATGAACAATTGGCGTTCTTTGGCAATGAGTGATTTCAACTCATCTTCATCAGCATCAGGATCTCGCTGCATTTGGCGCAACTTGTCACAAACAGGACATGGCTTTCCGGCAGTTTTATTCGGGCACACAATACTTGTTTCATTTGGTCCTATATTGTAATGTACGAAGTAGGTCTTTTCATACCAGGGTTCACCAACACTCATGTATTCATGGTTTGGATCAGAAACAATATATGGAATGATATTGAATCGCTCAATCTTCTTTTCGATTGTATGAATGGCAACGCTATCTGGAAAATTAAAAAATCCTCCACCCATATGCTGTCTTTCACGTTTCTTCTTCATTCCATCCCGCATTTTACCGCTTGTGGAACTTTTCTTCTTTCTTCTTGAGGCCATAATTAACTCCTTGGTTTAGTGGCTTCTGCGTTTATGCCGTTTCCTATCGGATACGGGCTCGGTTGATTCATTGTTACCAGAACCATAGTATCCTGTCAAGTACAGCTTTACTAAAAGTTCAAGTGCGTTTCTTTTGTGATTACTTCCAAAGATCTTCTGTCTACAATCGTCAGCACGTTTTTGTGCTTTAATCATGGCACGTTTAGAATGTATGTGATCTTCTTGTACTCTAAAAAAAGCTTCTATACCTTGGGCTGTAGGCTTGCCATCAAAGTGATCGTCATGTATTCCCTGGTGTACTTCTAAAATGATCTTAGAACGTATTTCTTTTTCTTTCTGCTCACATACACGAACACGATGTTCTGCTTCTGTTAAAGCATCACCAATCATTCCAAACTGACTAACTTGCTGCATGAGTTCTTCATCCAGATTAAACTTGTCAATTTCGGTATCGAATTCTATAGACATTTTACTCTCCTTTTATTATACAAACCTGCTGTTCCCATTGCTTGGATAATTCGTGCTTCATGTATTGCATCGTCAAGACCTCTGTGCTTCTCTATATAAGGCTCATTAGGAAAAAAGTATTTCCATGCTTCTTCTACACTAGGCCACTTATATCCTCTTTTGCTTACTATCTTACATACTGGAGTTAAAAGAATCATTGGGCATTCCAATTCTTTAAATATAATAATGTCTCTTGACCTCAAAAAATCAAAGTCAAACTTTTTATTATATGCTACTACGTAGTCACAAGAATCGATAAGATTCTGGAGCTCAGATCTTATTTCAGAAAAGTCAGGTGCACCACGTACTTCTTCAATGGTTAAACTTGTGTTTCCAAACACCCAAGCATTCCGATCTTTAGCAGTCATATGCTTCTCACGGCATACTCTATTGAAAGCTGGAGTAATCTTTCCAGTTTTCGTTTCTAAAATAGCAGCTCCTACTTCAACAATTGAGCATAGCTTCAAATCAAAGCCTGTAGTTTCTATATCAGCAACAAGAATTTCCATTTTTACTCACCAGATGTAGCTTCAAAACATGCATAAATGATACCAGCTTTTCCAGTATCGAAAGTGTTTTCCAAAAAAGATTCCATAAGTGAAGCAGCATTAGTATTACCGCTAAGTGCTACATTAGAAAAGTAGCCTAAAACACCACGACGAATGGATTCGGGATCATCTTTTGTAGATTTTATAATTTCCATACATTGTTTGAAAGATCCGCCATTTAGTAATATACCCGCAATCTTGTATCCGCTTTCATCACCAACAATTCCTTCAACTAATGAAAGTTGAGCTTTGTCTCCTTTAACAGCTGAAACCTTATCTAAAGTTTTCAATGCAATGCCAATAGATCCTATACAGTTTTTTGTTATTTCTTTGACCACATCTTTAGAAACAAGTAATCCTTGCTCATCGACAATCTTCATTAGATATTTTCCAATCTCACCATTAGTTAGCGATTCCATTTTGATATCCGTACACCGTCTCTTCACAGCCACTAGAAGCTTTTCTGGGTTGGTTGTTGCTATGATCCAATACACATGAGCATGTGGTTCTTCAAGAGGCTTGAGTAGCGTGTTCTGTGATTCCTTTGTAAGAAGGTGCGCTTCATCTAAATAGATAACACGAACACTGCCAACACGGGGCATGTAGGAAGAATCTTCAACAATCTGCCTAACAGATTCAACACCACGAAAATGACTTGCATTCACTTCTTTGAAGTCGTTAGGATCACATCCAAGCATTTTTGAAATGATTCTAGCTAAAGTAGTTTTACCTGTACCGGAATCTCCAGTAATAATATAACTGTGTGGAGGATCCTCACGCTTAAGCATTGTAGATACTGCATCAATTGCTTCTTCATTTCCTATTAACTGTTCAATAGTTTCAGCACGTTGGCTAATCTGTAATGGACCTTTCTTTTTCATTTTTTTTCCTTATTCTATATTTACGTTCTTTCAGGGCGAGATAGTATGATTTTTGAAACAATCGAATAGCAGACTTGTCGCCATCAGCAGTTAACGACAATCCTTCAAACCAATTGATATGTGTTCTGATTTCACTTGAAGGCACATTTTTGATTGGAGTTCTTCTGTAAGGCGACAACTTCCATAAATCGTTTCTAAACAATTCATTTAATTTTGAATTCTGTCTTCTCATGTAGCATCTTTTCTTTTGACGTGAAATTTAGAGAATACAAGTTTGTCTTCCACAATCCATCCTAATCTGTACTCAAGCCAAATATGACCATCTTCTTCATTTATCTCTCTGATTTTCAAATGATGCACAGGATTTAAAATATGAATACCATCAAATATAAATGGTGCTCCTGATTTTAAAGATACAATATCTCCGACTTTAAATTTCATAGTATAAACTCCTTTTTTTCATGCCATGTTCCTCCAACGGGTGATAATTCAGCTTCAACTTCAATTGGAAAGTAAATCCATGGAAAGTGTTTTCTTGCTCTTTCAGTCATAATTTCTTTAGCAATTCCCATAAAGTCATCAACTTCATTTTTGTGTATAATAGGAATGATTGAGTCATGGATTTGATTAACCAATCTGGTTTTCATTCTATATTTACGTAAGTGCTTGTCTAATTCAATGATTGACCATAATAAAACATGGAAGCCCGCACCTTGCACTGGAAAGTTAACTACCTGATTATTTCTAAACACTCCCTTATAGCGAAATCCGGTTAACGAATCAAAGTAGCCTTTACGCTCATATTCTCTAATCCACTTCTTTTTCCAATCAGTGTAAATTGGAAACATATCGTACCAAAAAGCATGTTCGATTTTTTGGAATCGGTTCTCTAGTTTTTTCTGAGAAGTGATACCTTGCGATCTGAGCACATTTAATAGTAGTTCACCAGATTCATCTTTTACTTTGAATTTATTTAAACGCTTCCAACAGGCTTCCGCACACTTAACGTAGTAGTCACCGTAGAACTCAGGGAATACGAAATTGTTTTTACCACAAAATCTAGCAGCTTTACTAACGTTGTCTCTTTTAATCCCAAACATCATCATGGTAGTATCTGTATGCATATCTTTATTTGGATTTTGCACGTATTCTAACATGGAGGGATCTTTGTGATAACATAAAGCAATTGAAACTTCAAGACCTGTGTAATCCAATTCAC